ACAGCAAACACATTGACATTACCGCCAGCAACCAATGAACTGGTATCTGTAAACGCGAGGCGAAGAGCCTGTGGAAGTTTCCATTTACCGTCAGAGGCTTTTAGAATATCCTCTTTCGGGAAGTAGACCTCAACCTCTTGCCCATACAGTGTTCTGAATAGAAACTTGAATGATTCTGCAGAGCCTTTCTTAGAATAGAAAAACCTTGCGGCTTTGACCAATTTTTCTGTAGACAGTTCGCTTGTTTCTGGGAAATTAGGAATAATCTTTGTTTTGAAATACTGGATTAGATCAGCGCGAGTGGTGTCAACATCCATGTAATCATATAGATCTTTACCGACTCTGAGTGTTTTACCAGTTTGCTCCATGTACTCGTAGTATTTCTTAAGGAGCGTGACAAATGTTGGGTGATCGGCTCTAATGAACTCAGGTAACTGGTTCTCGACAATCGTTGAGATATAGTTATTTGCAAACATTAATCAACAGATTTAATAGTGATGTTGATGGAATTTGTATCTTCTTCATCAAGAGTAATGATTCTACTACGCGCAGATTCAAAGTTATTTGTTTCTGGTTTAGCAACAATTCTAAAGATTTTCAGCGGATCTTCAACAGACACTGGATCAAACTCTTGCAAGGTAATCTTGCCTAGTTGATAGTCAATTGTTCCAGCCTCAGCATCCAATGTTGTTTTGATGTTGTTGTTATCAAAGAAATAACTACGCACAGTACCAAAGCGACCTTGGATGTTTACTGTAAGGTCAGCAGTTGTGTCTATCTCGTCTTGGTAGTATAGAATTGCTGTTGCAGTAGTATAGTTTACACCAGGTTTGTCTACAACAACTTGTGTAATCTTTCCGTTCACAATAATCGGATATGCATTAGCGCCAACGCCATCACCATTAACGACTATAGTTGGTGCTGTCAAGTAGGATCCTGTTGCGGATACAATCTCAACCGACTCAATGCCAGACGAAGATCCTGGAGTTTCTTCAAAGAAACACTTACGAAGAACACCATCTGCATCGAATTGTCTAAATGCTGGTGTAGAATAGATTCTGTAAGATGGATCTTCGCGGGAGATAGGTGTGCCGAAATCTAGTGTGTAGTTTCTAGCAGCACCAACCTGTGGAATAATTCTCTTCTCAATAACGGTAACTGCATCAGAGTAAGAGATAGAGGTTTCTGCGTCGTCGATTGCACGAAGCAACTTAGACAATTTAAATCGACTGTTGAAGTTGTCTAGTTCTGTGTCCTTGAAGTTGACGATTGCAGTTCTTACAAGCGACTTAATAGCGTCTGAAGATCTTGTCGTTTTGGTTGAATCGTAGAACACTTCAGCAAACACTTGCAGATAGTTATAGTCAACATCAACGAATTCTGGGATTACTGTGACAACTGACACTGGCTTGATGACATTATTGATGACATCCAGTTTCTCAGATTCTGTAATCTCGAATCCAAGCGTTGGTTTTGCCGCCACGAATACCTTGCCATAAATCGGTGGTTCGTTTTCTTCACCACCCCAAACATTAACTGCCTCGAAATATGGATAGTTTTTGTTGATTAGAGCAATTAGATCTTCTTTTGTGACGCCGCGATTATTAGATACATAGGCTTTTGGTGCGCTGAATCGAATTTTAGTTACTGATTCTTGCGTGTTACCGCCAGATGCTGCTACTGTTGGGTAAACGATAGAAGTTGTGAAACCGCCAACAGAGTCAATTAGACTAAATGCATTGGACTTATTAGCAGCCGCGCCGTCAGTTCTTAGGTAATTTGCAATTACGATATTACCGTTCGTCAAACTTTTACCGATTACACCATCACCGAAATAGATCTTATATTTGCCATTTCTGGATTCATCGATGAAGTATACTGCTGAGTTCGAAGATACTGTTGTAGCATCTGTAGCCAGCGTGAATCGTTCAGTCTTTATGCTTGTTGATGACTCTTGCACTAATATCTCTAGCGTTGAAGTATCAATACCAGCATCTGGCAACTCGAATGACTGAGTTGGGTTGTTCGTTGCATTATATGCAAATGTATAGGTTAGCGGTTGACCCTGATAGATGTAAAGGTCATCAAAACAGAAACGATTACAAGTTGGGTCGTAATTCACTGTTCTCGAATCAAGATTAACAAAAGTGTATGAAACTCCATTCAACGGAGTTGACTGTAGACGAGTAAATCTTGGGAGAGTTAATGATGCTGTTGTGTCATTGACTGGGCGAGTAATCTGTAGGTTCACTGTTGCTCTAGGCGCAACTGAGGATACGGGTGTATAGCCAAGCATTTTAGCATGGGATACAACTGAATCGCGAAGCAATGCAGTATCCAAGAACATCTCATTGGCAATCATATTATTGTAGAATGCCATGTAATGCGTGTTGTAGGCAAGAATATCCAATAGAACATTGATGCCTGCAGCCTCAAAATCAAAATCTGTGAATTCAGACTGGTCCCTGAGAAAGTTCTTCAGGTTGTTTTTAATCTGAGCGAAGTCTAATTCTGAGACTACAAGTTTCTGGTCGGTATTTGCCATTAACGGACCTTCTCTAGAAAGAAGTTGATTGTGACTGGTGCTTCAAGGTTATTTATGAAGAATCGAATAGTAATATCGTAACGATTTTGTTCTGGATTGGCTTGGACACGAATTGCATCAACGCTAACACGAGGTTCAAAATTAACGATCACATTGCTAATTTCGGTCTGAAGAATGTTTGCAGTAATAAACGAAACATCTTCAAATAACAAACCACGAACTCTAGAACCAAAGGTAGGCTGAAAGGGTTTTTCATACAAATTAGTTAGGATTAGGTTACGCAATGCACCAATGATGGCTGCGTTTCCAGTTCGCTTAACCACATCTTTTGTAACTGGATGTGCTCTAAAGTTTAGGTCTAAATCTTTATATGTACGGACTTCTAGTGACATCTATGCACCCTTTTGTATATTTAGCATGGTTTGGCGCACGGATCTTCTGGTACATTGACATCTGGATCGCGACCATCGATACCAACATTGCTCTCTCCAGTGCCAGTACCCTGAGTTTGATTTGGCAATGGTCCAATAATAGTGTCAGAACCATTAAATGCGTTGGTTACGGCGATTTGGGTATTTGCATCAACAGTTGGCGTCGTTACACCATCCTGATTAAACTCGCCATCAAAGTCGTCTAAGATATTAATAAAATTACCCACTGTGGCGTCACATCCATCATCTGGAGCATATGGCACAACAATGACATTTAGATAATCATCAGAAGAACTATCGCCCTTGTTCTTCTTTTTCTTACCGCAAGACAATGAGAATAGTTTGCCCAATGCTTTAACGAAGTTCTTAACATTTTTAATGATCTGTTTACCTCGCGCAATGGTCGCTTCAAGATCATCTTTAACCTTGAAAATTCTGGCGATAGTTCCATTAACTGCATTCGTTACCTGTGCCTCGCTCAATCCACGAAGTTTAGCATCGTTAAGGTCATACTTCATTCGCTTTAATGCATCTTTAGCATCTTTGAGCAACTCTTTCTTAAAGAGTGCTTGTGCAGCATCTAGTGGATTTTCAGTTGCAACAGATTGGTATTTCCCATTCGCAAGTCTGACTTTAGATGTGACCCCCTTCATAAAGTCAGGATCACCAGTCATTGTTTCAATCATCGTGAAGGCATTAATAATTTCGTCTGGGTCGATATCTTCTTCAAAACTAGTTATCTCAATCTCATTATTGACCTTGTAAACAGCAAAATTCTTGGTCAATCTGAGTTGATCGTCAACCTTTATAGTCGTATCTGTTAATTCTTGAACAAAAAATTCTCTGGTGTCATAGATAATCTTATCCCCAACTTCTAGTTGAGTTAGCCACGAAGTTCCGTTGCCAGTGATTGTGTCATCCAAACACTCTGAGTTTGCAATAAATGCAGACTTAACATAAACTAGTTGATTTGTATTTGTTGTAGTAAATGCCGTGTTAACAACGAATGATGTTTCTTTGTATAACTGCGTTCCAGTTACAGAGTTATCAAACGCAAGATCTACGATTAAAAAATCTCCCGCAGCATTAATGGATTCAATGCGACGAATCTCACTATTGACAGTAATAAACATACTGGCATTTAAATTAATAGTTCCCGATACCGACAGTAAACAATTTACAAGATTAAGCGTGCCTGTATCTGCAGTCACTACCTTCACATTATTGGTAGAAACATCAACAGAGACTGTACCAGAAGCATGGGCAGTAAATACCTTTTCCGTCACAATCCTAGTCTGCGAGTCAATGATAATTGTGTCGCCATAATCGACTTTAGGATATGCTATTGCGCTTAAATTTGGACTTACAACATTGCTAGAAGCAATGTTTGCAGTAGCACCAACAGAAACAACATTACCGTGCAATTGAATTAAATCATATGCCATGGTAGACTTAACGCCAGAAAGAGAATCGGTGTGGTCTCTAAAATTATTAACACTTGCTTGTAGTGATGCATTTTGCGCAATTGATGCCAATTTACCAAGAGTAAATGGACCGATTTGATAGTTGTCAGCAAAATTTTGCGCTTTACCTAAAGATGTTTCTAGCGCATTAAATGTTGCTGCAATACTACCAACTCCATTACCTGCGAGGTATGGGAATGTTGATTTTAAGCCTGCATAATCATTAGCAATAAACCCATCAAGTTCATTATTGATGGCTTCGAATGGCGATGCTAGTGCTTTGTCTAAAGGGTCGAGAACAGTGGTTTTAAACTCTCTAAACGCATCAACTAGCGGATTTCTGAAGTATTGTTTAAAAAAGTTTGATACGATATCGGCTTTCGTGTCAAACCATTTTTTCATGTCAGTTAGGAATTTACCGAATTTTGTGGCTGCAAAGTTAAGCCCCCCATTTTTGACAAAAGGGATAGGGACGCAGGAAAACATTAAGGCTAATGTCTGCAGTAATGGTAATCCTCCGATGAGACAGAGGATAATTTTGATAATTTTACTTAAACTTATGAAAGCGGCATACCTCTAATCAATTTGTCTATGATGTCATTACCATAAACTTTTCTATAATGTTCTTCTGTGTTTTTCATCTCTTGCATTGCGTCAAGATAATTTTTATGGGCTTCTATTCGTTCTTGCATATTATTTCTAATCAAAAAGATTTTATCTTCTTCAGAAAGAGGCACCAATTTTATCATTTTATCTTCAAGTATTTGAAGAGTATGTAATGCATTAGTTTCCATACACATATTTATTAGAATCCATTAAGCCTAATTTGAGTCTTTTCGGTTGTTGTTGTACTAGTATTAGGAGTTGCATTACTCAGCGGAGAAGCGATATTCGCGGCTGCTCCTCTATCCGCGCTAGAATCTCTAGGTGGAACTACTGAAATGAAATTTCTAATATTTGGTGGCAACTGTGGGCGTTCTCCTTTGAGGATTGCTTGAATAATATTATTTGCAATATCAGTATATGATTCTGTTGGAAGACTAATCGAAACATTTGGTCTTCCATTTTCAAATGTAACTATAGAATTAGCCCCAGTCGTTACTGGCAAATACTGAGAATTATCCTGCCCCTTTTGAATGGTAAAATCTGTTTGTGGCGTCGTTTCTTCTTGTGCTTTCGGTGAAAATGCATCTCCTGGAGGAAATGGCGCAGACGAAGGAACATATGGCGCTACATCGTCACCAAGAATATAGGGCACGCCATTCGCTGCAAAGTTGTCCCCAGATAACTCAGCCTTCACTAATTGCTGTCGTCGTAAAATTTCTATTCCTGATCCCATAAGTTTTTTCCTAAATTACCAATTTAAAGTTATATCGGTCCAGTTGGGGTGGGGAAATTAATGCTAGGAGCAGAAAAACTAGATGGATCAACGGGCGGAAATTCCTGTAGTACTGGAGGATTATCTGGAATTGGCGGAAACGGATTAGGTATGCAAGAATTAATGCTCAAAATTCCTTCCTGAATTTCGAATAGAGATGTAGATGCAATTACAGGCGCTTTAGTAGAAACTCCAGTTTTGCCTTCAATAGAAGCAACGCCACCAGACACCTTTACAGCCATAGCACCACTAACATCTGTTTTTAGACCAGAAACTGACGCCATTAAACCTGACATACCAACAGAAAGCCCCGACATACTTGCACTCAATCCACCAGCAACAGAAACCGACTGCGGTGCTGAAATTGCAGTGCTAGATCCAGAAACGATTTCGATAGATTTCGCAGAAATACGAAGTTTTCCTCCAACCTGGAGATAAAAGTCTCCGTCAATCGTCTCATATTTATCTCCGTTTATATAGGTTCTCTGGTCACCCATGGTAATATCTTGGCGGCTAGACATAGACTTCAATTTGGTCGAACCAGTATTTGCAAATTCTAGTGTGCTTCCCGTTCTATGAGATAGTTGCACTCTCTCATGACCATAGGTATCGTCCATCTCAAACGCATGCCCAGACTCAGTTTCTGTTACATTGTTGTATGGGAATTTGGCTGCATAAGTTGGATAGGCTTCGTCCCACACTCCTACAACGGTTGGCACATTGGT